TGCATTCTTTATAAACTCTTTGCAAACTTCGCCCTTTTGTGAAGTCATCTTTTTAGGAGCAGGTTTTTCCTTTGGTTCTTTTCCAGAACTTGTTTGTTCAGAAGGAGGAATAACTCTGCCAGTATTTGGATCTATCTGTCCACCACCTGGAGTTGTAAGCGGAGTTTCGCCCCACTTTACTGGAGGCAAACCACGCCTTGCACGAACTTCATTAATCGACACTATACAAGCAGTTACATCTTCACGATCTATTGTGGCTTGAGTTTGCATGTCTGCATAATCAATTGTTGGGAATGTGATCTTGATATCGTCATACTTAAATCCCATTCTTACTATTTCTTGCGTGTAGTAAAAAGATTCTTTATTAAGGACTGGTCGTATAGCACCATCTTTATATGATTCAACCTGTTGGCCGCTATTTAATTTTCCACTTGTTCCATCAACAATTCCCATAATAAAAGGTTGCATACCGTAAGCAGCAAAGATCTTCGAACGCAATTCAACCCCGTATTCACTGAACTGCAAATCGCGATTAGTCATTGCCATTTTTATATATTTGACTGGAACATTTAATACTGCCATCTTGTGAGTATTATTTACTCCCTTAAATTGTGTCTTCCAATCAGAACGGAATTTATTCAGCCTATTTTTTTCCATCCCTTCAACTGACAATATACCAGATACTTCTGCACCATTCAAGAAGAAATTAGAATTAAACGTTGCTCGCAATATATCTGTAGCTACAGAATTGGCTATAATGTCCATGATCTTTATACCATAGAAAGATTCTGTATTATTGTTAAGAACCATAAATATGATTTCGTTGATGTCAAATTTAATTGCACCAAGGTTTTTATCGTCTTGATTCGGTCGAGCTGTGGAATTTAAAGGAGGCTCTATTATATAAGCATCTTTAGGAGGTATATTTCCGTGCTTATCAGCTTTTATTCTTAGATTTTTAGGAGTTAAAGCATAAAGTTCTTGCACTATTCCTGAGTCTGAATTAACTTTTTCTATAATACCCCTTCCATAAACTAACATGTTCAATATTGTTTTTTCTCGTATTTCTGCAAAAGACTCTTTATTATTGTTAGGGTTCTCTAAAAAATTCTTTACATTTTTAATTCTTTGTTTTAAGCGTCCAGATACCTTTGCTGTTTTGTCTGACGGAACAACTTCAGGTTCTGATTTTATACAATCACGCACTATCCTATTGACTGTAGCAAAAACCCATTCGTTGCCTTTAAATAACGACCAAGCGTCTTCGTCATTTAATTTTACAATTCCTGGTTGTATGATACCATTATGATTCATATCTTCCACATAACCGCGTGAATTTTTCGTCTTATCAATAATGGCTATCTTTGAAACAGCACTATTAGCCATATTTATTCGTCTTGACTTTTTAGTCATCTGAATCTCCAAGCAAGACGTAGTCGCCTGTGCAACTCAAGAACTTCTCGCAGGCGACAATCGTCGATGCAAATGCATCCCAAACATCTTTGGATTTCTTTTTAGCATGATCCACTTTTTTGCCTTCTATTGTCTTTAAATGCTTCGCCTCATCACACAGCAACCAAGAATATGGGTATTCAACCCTTTGTTCGATTACAGCATATTTCGCATTTGATGGAACTTCGTCAGTTCTATCACAAGATATTAATTCTACACGCATTCCCTTGTCTTCAAGTTCTTGTTTTATAAAATGTGAATTGAATTGGTCAAAAGAACAACCTTCGATTAAAAATCCTTTATTAACTAAACTCATAATTAAGTAATCAAGTATCGCCTTATAATAAAATTCACCATTTTTCAACATCCTTGCATTTCTTTCTGTTCCTGTAGAAATCCAACCTACTGCTGCTATCTTTATAAGAGATCTTGTTTCAAACCTGTCGTCATCATCTATACTAGCCAAATCAAAATCTTTATCCCTTTCAGCTCTCTCTTTTAACTTATAAGAATCCATTTCTATCTTAACTTCACCAACCGTTTGTCCTAATGCAAATCCTATTCGGTCTCTTGACTTGGCTAGATCGAAATGCATCCAAAAAGAATTATTTTCTTTGGGAGGTTGAAACCAATCGTGCCAATATCCATTACCTTTATAAGCATTCACAGTACATCCCTCATATTCTAAACAAGAATGTATATCTCCATATTCTTTTCTTCTTTGGTAAACAGGACACTGATGACATGTTTCACAACAATAATTTTCCATATCATTAGGATCAGGCCAAAAACTTTCTATAACGCCTACTGGTTGAGCACCAAAGTCACGCATCGTTCTTCTATAATCGCGTATCATTTCGTGTTTAAAATCTTCTTTGGTTAAATTAGGATTTATGTCCCAAGTTGCTGCCTGTTCTGTATATCCATCTTCTCTACTGCTTAATTCATGAAACTTCTTCATGACAAAATCATCATCATAACGTGGAGTCGTAATACCAATCATCTTATAATCTTTAGGAAATCGTGTTTTACAAGATCCATAAGCTGCTTGCCAGCACTCTTCAGCTCTTGATTCTGATTCATCATCTTGATCGTTTTCAAGAAAGAATGCTAATTCGTCGCCCACCCACTGAATTGTGTTATATCCTAACCAACCAAATGCTTGACTGTTGACGCTCAATGCTTGTATATTCTTGTCGAAGGTTACTGTATCAACTCCAGGTTCTCTAAATTTACCTTCAAACCAAGGTGTGTCTTTTAATAGTGCAATGAATTGTGCGAAAAACACTTTCTTAGCTTGTTTATCGTTTCTAGCTGTATTCACAAAATAAATAGGAGTTGGACTTAGTCCAAAGAATGCTTGTGGATTTAACATGCATAAACATCTATGAATCCCATATAAGTGTAGAATCGAAGAAAGATAATCTTTGCCGCTACCCTTGCCTAGCAATAAGATCATTTCTCTTTTTTCACTATTCATAGCTTTTACCATTATATCTTTAATTTTTGGTCTACAACCTGCTCTACCATTCCATTTTTGATTCAAATACTTTTTGCTTTCTATAAATTCTTCTATGTCTACAGGTTTTTGTTCCCACACTTGTCCATCGCGTGAAGGAGAAATTCCCTGTGCTATGAATAGTAAAGGATTGTTTACTATTCTTTCTTCATTACTAAACTGTTTTAGTTTCTTCGCCATTCTAACTTTCTTGTGTTATTTCGGCGGACCTTATGTTTTTCAAATCTCCCTGTGTTCGTACTGACAATTGTACTAACTCTCTTTTAATTTCTTCAATTTGGTTCTCTGGCACATATTTTGTTATTAATTCCACGATACATCGCAAAAGTAACTTTAAACCATCTGGTGTAAGAGTAAATTGTTCTCTGTTCTGTATTCGTGCCATTCTTTCTGTGATTTTTGCTATTGTATCACAAAGATAACCAATTTTATCTACTGATTCTGTATCTGTCAACAAAGATTGTCTATTACAAAATTCCTTGACTTGTATGAACTTTTCTTCTGGATTCAATGCAAGATCGTTAACGATATTTTTTAATATCCTCAACTTCTTCTTGGGGCTATCTATCTTTTCTGTATTATTTAAACTATGGATGAATTTAATCAAAACAGTTCTTAGTGTTGCAAGTTCTGGTCTCAAATCATTTACCATTGGATCGTTTATAAACTGATCAAATAATGTTCCAAGATTGGCTTGAAAAGCTCCACGATACAAACTGCTCGTTAATGCACGTTTTCCATGAACTAAAGCATTTGAATTTCCACCACCGTGTTTCTTACAATAAAAAGAACCTTTTATAGCAGGATTACCACACCTCATCTTTGGTGAATCTGGTATTTTATTACCAAAGTCATCCCTCATATAAACATTTCTATAACACCTTAATCCTCCTCCAAACGACGCTTTATCTTCATCTGGAAGCATATTTGCCGGAACATCCAGTTTCCAACCATGTTTTTCTAGCATCCTTTTCTGTTTATCTTGATCTTGTTCTTCAGACATATAAATCTCCATTCCTATTTCACAACCTCATAAAATATTCTTTTGAAACGTATTATTTACTCTTTTTATTTTTCTTAGGATATGATTGGACAATTAAGCTAACTTAGCTTTGCTAAGTGCTTTGGCGAGGAGTACTTAGGGTTTTTTACGCAATTCCATCAGAATTTCTTTATGATCTTCTCGGTTTTCTTTTCTAAAACATTCAAAAACTTCTTCAATTTTTTCTACCTGAACTTTTGTTATTTTTATCTCGACTTCTTGAGCAGCATTGGTCGCATGAAGGCTCCACATGAAAATTCCAATCGTTGTGAAACACAAAACAATGATTTCAAAAAGGAAGGCGATCGCTTTCTCTTTTACAATTTTAAACATTTATAATTCTCCAATTTATAATATTATTCTTAAAAACGAATTTTTAAGGCATCCTCTATCAGACACAGTCTATTGTTATGATAAATGAAAAATACCACGTTTTTAGAACAGATTCGTGTTTAATAAAACATGATGGCACCATTAATGTTATCATGGAAAAAATAGTAAACAATAATGATTTCGGTAAGATTGAATTGATAGAAAAAACATTAGATCCTTCATTTGGAGCTATATCGTATGGGGACTTTTTCTGCATGGTGAAGATAAATGGGATTTGGGAATTTGCAGAATAGGAGAAAATCATGAACATCCAGAAATTCTTAGCAACCATTTTTGGTGATATCTGGTATTCAAAGAAATGCTTTGGGCTAGGAAACTACATATATGGTAATCCAGACAGTAAACTTCATGGAACAGATTATCGTGAATTCAGCAAAATCATAAAACCTGGAGATATTCTTTTAACAAGATCAGAAAACTACAAGTTTTCTAATAAAGGTATACCAGAAAAACACACTTTCTTAAAACACTTGGCCGTCTATGTAGGTGGAGTCGATGGAAGAGAAAAAGGCGATATTATAGACAAACCTACACGCGATGGCAAACAATTCCCTAAATGTGTTATTCATGCAATTAGTGAAGGAGTTGTTTGTCAAGACCTGTTTGACATATTTTGTCATTTTGACTATATAGTGGTAGTTCGTCCCTGGAAGACTGAATTTTCACAATCCACCATCTGTGACGTGGCTTTTAGTCTTTTAGGCAAAGAATATGATTTTGAATTTAAAAGTGGGAACAATAAATACTATTGTACAGAGTTAGGAATTAGTTGTATAAAAGCAGCAGTAAAAATGGTCCCTAAGATGACGAAGATCAATACACACATCTTAGGTCTGTTTTTGCCGCTGAAAAGATTTAAACGTAACGTAACTGTTGCCGATTCATTCTTAGAATGTTTCCCAATAGTTTACGAAAGCCGCTCTTACAAGGATCGACTCAGAAATGGCTAAGAAACCCTTCGTTTCCAAAAATGTTAAAGAAGTTAAGAAAAAGAAGCAAAAACAGTATTTCTCTAAGCGTATTACCCCTACCAGCACACCACCTAGCCCATTTAAACAGTCGTAGACGCAATTGTGCAAAGGCAGAAGTGTTCGGTTTTGTTACACTAAGGCTAATAAAGGTTAAAAATGTCAATTTCTCCCATTTTACTCGCAATGTTGGTATGCGATACAACTATTCGTGATATACAAAGTAAGAAAATATCTTTAATAGGGTGTTTTTCTAGTATCTTTGCAAAAGAAATGCCATTTGTGTATAATCAATTTTCATTATTCGTTTGTGTCACGGAAGTGATAGGCACAGTACCTATAACGATTCAAATCAAGAATTTGTTAAATGATGAAATCTTAGTTAAGGATGTTTCTATAAAAATAGAATCTACAGATTCAACAAACCCTATAGAATTTGTTGTTACTTTGAATAATGTGGTTTTCCCTAATCTTGGACAATATGCTATAGAATTGTTTGGTTATAGGGAATTGTTAGGAT